GGGAGTGGGACAGACCAGGTTGAGCTTGGGTGGGCTGGTGGTGGCCGTCCCAAAACTTTGGCCATCCACCTTCCCGCCGAAAGCCATCTTCTGGAGGTAAAAGAACCTGGCTGCCCGCTGGATGTCGGTCAGCGTCTCCTCGGGCGTGATCTGCAGCCACTTGAAGATTTGCCGCGAGGTCAGCGACCACTTGAATTGACGCACAAACTCTTCCATGTGGTGACGCACAACCCGATAGAGATTTACCAGCTCTCCATTGACGTCGTTGATCACCTCCACCTTCGCCGGCTCCTTCAAGAAGTACAGCGCGGCCGCGCCGCAGAAGGGTTCGACATAGCAGGTATGTTCGGGAAACAGAGGAAGGATGTGCTTGGCCAGACGGCGCTTGCCGCCAATCCAGGGAACGATGGGTGCTGCTGTGATTTGTAACATCTGCAAGACTCTTTCCTGATGCGAAATATCCCGATAGGCTTATTTCACCGTTGGCCAACGGCAATGACAGCCTTGGGATGACTTGCAGGTCTGCTCTGCGGGTCAGCTGGCCAGGTGCGTGTTTGCAGCACGCGCCTGGTCGCTGTTCTCAATTTATTGCGGCTTGGCTGGCCAAGTCGTTTTCACCGGAAAGTCCGGTTGCTGCGGCACGTCGCGCAATGCCTGGGCATATACCGCCCATTGCCGCGCCTGCTCCTCGATCAGGGTTGTGGGGATGCCATAGCTTTTCTGGCTGGCGTGTCGATCCAATACCGCCAGCGCATCTTTCAGCAGCTCGTCACGAAACAGGCGCGCCTGCGCCGCTTGCTCATCCAGGGTCGCCGGGGGTTTGGGCCGCGCTACCGGTTGTCCTTTGTCATCTACGCCAATCACTGCGCCTGCAGCTTGGGCATCCAACAAGGCGTGGTAGGCGTCGAGCGTCACCTCCACGGCGTCTTCAGGGCGAATGGAGCTGTCTTGGTCATAGAAACCACAGCGAGAGGGGGAAAAGTACACGATCATTCTGCGGCTCCTATAGCTTCCCAATCACACGGATAAAAATGGTGCCCTCATCCGGCGGGCCACCATAGATGCCTCGCGTGCGGATCGTGCCCCCGGTCGATGTCGGAACAGATGCCAGCAGCGCCGTCACTTCACCCTCGGCATCCAGTACCGACGGCCAAACGCCATAGACCTCAGCCATCGCTAACGGGAAGACAAACGGAATCAGTTGGTCGCGGCGGTTGAATGGAACCGAAAACCACTGCTCCACCAAGCCATCAGGGTATTTCCGGTGGCCACGCGGCGCGATCTGGCCGGGGAACAGCTCACCCACATGGGCAATCGCGGTGGCCAGATCGCTCTTGCTTGCGCCATCCACAATGCCATACCCAGCCAACGTGGTGGCCTGCGCGGCAAAGCACTCATGCAACCACCCGTACTTCGAAGACCGCAGCGCCCCGTCGCTGCCAATCGTCAGGCATTCGAGATTGTCGATCTTCAGCATCAACTTGGCCGAGCCTGAACCTGGCGAGGCGCTCTTGGCTGCGAAAAGTCCGGTGTCGCCATCGACATCAAAGCCGTATCCCACGGCGGCCGTGTCGGCCCCCGCATCCGCCGGATCGCCCTTGTTGGCGCGGAACGCCGCCCCCCAGACCCGCCGCTCGGCATCGCGCCAGGCGGCATCGGCAATGCCATAGCCCGCCAGCGTTGTGGGCGTGGATGTAAGCTTGCTCCAATCCAAAGCCGGGAAGTCGGCGGCGGACAGCTGGCGGCCGGCGGTCACTCGGCCTTTCACGTCGACCGTCACTACGGCATAGCTGCCTGGCTTCACGCCGCTGTTGGCCAGCGTCAGCGCCGCACTGGTGTCGCCACTTCCGTCAAACGCTACATTCCAGCTACCGTCGCCAGTCAGGGTGATCTGGCGTGCCGTCCTCAGCTGCGCGGCGTAAGCCGCCGTCGACGCGCCGTCCGCAAGCTCATCCAGCTGCTTCTTCAGGTAGGCGGTACGGTTGGCCAGCTGCTTGCCTTGCAGATTGTCGATGCCGTCCGGGCCGGCCAGCACCGGATCGGAGGTTTCCAGTTGATAGATGCCCGTCTCCCAGACAGGCTTCTCCTGCAGATTGGCCATCAGGCGCTCCCTCGGTTGAATTGCTTGTCACGGCGGATGGCGCCGTTGTGGCGGTTGGCCGCGGCCTGGTACTCCAGGCTGGCCAGGTGGCAGCGTGCCGGCGCGACAGCCAGCAATGCCCTGCGCAGGTTTGCCGCCTGATCATTGGTGATGGGCTGCGGCAACAGCACGCGGTATTTCGCCCATGTATCCGCCTCGCCATGCACATGCATGCCATCGCGCCGAATGACGCCATTGCGCCGCTGGCCGGCCAGCCCCTCGATCAACGTGGCCTCGCCCAGGCCCAGCCGGCGAATCACTTCCCGGATGGCCCACGGCGTGCCTTTATAGCGGTGCAGCTCGATGGCGCCCTTGATCATCCGCCGCCTGGCGTAGTCGGACTCGGCCAGTTCCCAGCCATCGCCCGGCAGGCTGAACTGCTCGGCCAGCAGCGGCAACGCCGAGCGGGCGACGTTGTCCACCAGGTAGACCAGCAGCCCGGACACATCTACTGCGCTGATCCTTGCTGCCAGCGCGGCGAGGATGCGGCTGCGGGCGTCGCCGGCCAAGGCCGGCGGCAATGGCAGATCAGCCATTCGTCGTCTCCGTCGGCGCCAGTTTGATCCCGATGCAGCGCGCCCATTCGTTCGCGGTCAGCACCAAGCGCGGCGGGCTGATCAGCGTGACCTCGTAGACCCCGGCCACCTGGAGCGCGGCGATGATCTGGCTGGGCACGATGTCCTGGCCCAGCGCCGCCGCTTGTTTGGCCGCATAGGCGGCCGCCTGCTGACTGGCGGCGGCGCGCACCTGCGCGGCGTCGGCCTGGTTAAACAGCTTCAGCTGCGCCTCGATCACATAGTCCACCGCAGTCGGCGCCAGCGCCTGCACCCGGTCGGTCAGCGGCCGGACCTTCTCGGCGCAGCACGTGGCCTGCACCAGGGCGAGCATATTGGCATCCGGCAGCCCGGCCCCAAGCAGCGGGTAGAGCTGCACCACCCCAGGCGTAGGCGACAGCACGGCGACGTCGACAATGCTTTGATGCGCGCGCAGCGCGTGGAAGCGGTAGGCGGCCACGCTGCCCGCATTGGAGAACGACTCCGGCGCCAACGTGATGCGTTCGCGCAAGCGCTCGTCGTCTTCCACGTCGACACCGCCGGCCGTGGCTGCGGTGTTGGTCACCACCACGTCCATGTCGCCCAGGTCGTCCATCAGGTTGACGATCTGTCCAGGTTGCCAGCCGTTGCCGGCGCTGCCGGCGTCCTGGCAGGTGGCGGCAATCTCCAGCGACATCATGCCGGCCTGCAACGTCGCCGCCTCATTGGTGGCGAAGGCCACCACGCCGTCGCCGCTCTCCGCGCGGGTGCCGGCCGGAATCAGCAGCGGGCTGGCCAGCGGCGCATCCAGGGTAAAGCGCAACGTGGCGCGGGCCGGCTGGGCCGGCAGGCGGGTAACGCCGACCAGCTGGCCCAGGTAGTCCAGCATCGGCGCGTGGGCGAACGCCACCAGGTTCTGTTTCGCCGCTTCCTGGATACCTATGCGGATCAGGGTTTCGCGGTAGGCAAGCAGGTCGATCAGCAGCCGCTCAACCTGGGCCGGATACAGGGTTTTGCCGCTCAGCTGCTCATATTGGGCGATGATTTCGGCCGTGATGGCTGCGGGATCACGTGCGATGAAGTCGGGTTCGGGCAGAGTCATAGCCGCACCTCCGTTTCCCGCACGCCAGCAGCAATACGCCAGGTCACGCGCAGGATGATGCGGGCGCCGTCGATCAGCGGCGCCACCTTCACCAGCTGGCAGCGCGGCTCCCATTGCCGGATCGCTTCCACGGCTTCGCGTACCACATGTGGCACGGCTTGAGTGACCGGGTGATCGATATACAGATGGATGTCAGAACCGAAGTCAGGGCGATGCGGATCGCTGCCCTTGGGCGTGGTCAGGATGATGCGAATGCACTGGTCGATGTCCGCCTCGGCCTCGACCAGGTCGGGACGGTTCAGTGCGGGTTGCCAGTGAAGGGAGTCAGATAGTAGCCGGTTCATGACGCCATGATGTAGTACCATCATAGCTGTCCAACATTAATGCGGGTTAAAGAAAGGTAGCAATAAAATATGGACTATGTGCCACCAAGCTTCCAAGCCGAAGGCTACAATTGCCCTTTTTGCAAGGCTTACTCCCATGTGGAGTGGACCTACCTAGGCCCTAGTCGAACTGGTTTCGTTAACGAAAGAATTCGGCAAGCTCAATGCGCCAAATGCTCCAACTCATCAATATGGCGTGAAACGACTGACACTGACGTGGCACATGCTCCTCGTAAAGGAGAAATGTTATTCCCTCGTATTAGCTCTGTTCCGATGCCATCAGAGGACTTGCCTGGTAACTGTAAAGCAGACTATATGGAGGCACGGGAGATTGCCCTTCAGTCTCCACGGGCTGCTGCAGCGCTCCTTCGGTTACTTGTCGAAAAGCTCGCTCAACAGTTTGGGGAGCCTGAAAATACTATCGATAAGAACATCGGCCTAATGGTTCAGAAGGGCTTGCCCGCAGCGCTCCAGAAAGCATTTGACTCTGTACGTGTGATTGGCAATGCTGCGGTACACCCTGGGATCATGGATATTGATGACAATCCTGACGTTGTTACTAGCCTGTTCAAATTGGTGAATATAATCGTTGAAAAAATGATCACCGAGCCGAAGGAGATCGATGCAGTTTTTGAACTGCTGCCGGACTCTCGGAAAGCTGGCATCGCCGCACGCGACAAGCCCAAAACCTAATGGCTATGATGGTTTGAGTTCCCGCCAGCGTCCATCACGGAGCCGCTGGCGTTCACATTTCCATCCACCTGCATATTCCCGCTGATCACCGCTGCCGAACCGGCCCCGCCAGACACCGCCATCCCGCCTTGCCCCACCAGTTTGCCCTTCACCAGGACGTTGCCGGAAAACTCGGAATCCGGCGCGTCCACCGTCACTTTGCCACCGGCCTGCAGTACGATGTCCGCGCCTGTCTGGACCACCACCTTCTGCACGCCGGACACGGTGAGCGTGTGGCTGGCGCGGTCGTACTCCAGCAGCGCGCCATCCTTGAACCGCACCATGAACTTGTTGCGGCTGGTGGTCGGCGGCGGGTCGGCTTCGGAGTAGATCGCGCCCAGGATCACGCCATCCTCGCCGTGGGCGTCCAGCAGCACCGCTACCTGCTCGCCTGTGTCGTAGGTCCAGCAGGCCTGGTCGTCCTGGGTTTTCGGGTAGGCGATGGGGAGCCACATGGTGCGCATATTGTCCATGTCCGGCAGGCGCACGCGGGCGAAGCCCGGCTTGCTGGCGCTGACGGTGCCGTACTTGATGGTGGCGCCGAACTCATCCAGGGTCTCGTTCACTTCTTCTTGCCTTTCTGCGGCGTGGTGCCGACCACATCCACCTTGCCGTCTTCCATGCCGTAGACCTTCAGCCCTTTGCCGGCGGCTTTCTTGCCGCTGCGGCCGGCGCCTTTCTGCACCGGCAGGCTGGCGCGCTTCACTTCCAGCTCGGTGGTATAGCCGTTGCTGCGGTCGATGCGGTGGCGGGCGGACTCCACCAGGTAGCGGCCGTCCAGCTTGCCCAGGCCCGCCAGGTTGAACGTTGTGCCCGCCACCAGGCGCGGCTGGCCTGGCAGCGCCAGGTTGCCGGAGGTCTGCTCCAGATTGCTCTTGTCCATCGCCGCCTTCACCTTGGCATGGGCTGTCGCCCTGGAGGTGGCGCGGCCGGCCATTTTCAGGGTGTCGCCACTGGTGCCAGGCGTGTGGCTGCTTTTCTTGCCGGGCTGAGTGGTATGGCCCACCTCGGCCACCTGGCCAGCCTTCATCCCGTACACCACCAGCTTCTTGGTCTTGGGGTTATGACGCTTGAGCTTGGCCTCCTGGTAAATCTCCTTGATCTTGTCGCGCAGGTGAACCGAGGTCAGGTCGGTTCTCTGCAGCGTCAGCGCCGCCGCGCCGTCGCGCAGGTCGGCCAGCTCGCTGAACACCATCTTGCTGCCGGTGATCTTGAACACGTAGCCGAACTCGCGCGCCAGGCGCACCAGGAACGCGACGTCGCGCTCCTGGTACTGCGTCACCCGGTCGATGCGGATGTCGCGGATTTTGCCGACCAGCACCAGGTGATTGCGCTTGGCGATGCGCTGGGCGATGGCCGCCAGCGTGGTGTTCTCGTAGGCCCGGCCGACGCGCGTGCGCACCGACTTCTTCACGCCGGCCGCCAGCGCCTTGATCGACACCGTGGACGGCGGGAAAGCAAACTCCACCTCGTCGATCTCAAACTCGCCGCAAGGCAGCGGCCGCTCGCCGGCATAGCCGATCTTCAGCGTCAGCTTGTCTCCCTGGCGCGGATACCAGGCGTTGATCCAGCGGCCGTCGCTGTCCTCCAGCGTCACCTCCAACTCGTCGGACTGGCCGGACAGATAGTCGGTATACGTCACCGACAGCACGTAAGGCGCGATATCGCTGGTGATGTTGCGCTGGCCATAGGACAGCTGAAACACCGGGTGCGGCACTGTGTTCAGCGCATCCATAGCGGCAGTTCCTCGGCCAGGTCGGCTTGTTCAATCACGGGTATCGACAGCACCAGACCCGCCGGCAGCGCCACGCCCAGCGGCGCGTGCGGATTGGCGGCGATGATCTGCTCGTAGGCCAGCGCGTCGCCGTAGTAGCGGTAGGCCAACTGATCCCAGCGCTCGCCCTCGAGGGTAATGTGGTTCAAGAACATCAGACAGCCCTCGTGATGACCTTGGCGGCCAGTTTGCTGATGGCGGGCGAAGCCGCATCCAGCGCGCTGCCGGCGGCGCCCAGATAGCCAGCGCAGACGTCGAGCTGGCCGCCCAGATTGCCTGCGCTGACCGAGCCCAGCGTGGTCTGCGCGTTGCGCACTGCGGCCAGGGCATGGCTGCCGGCCCGAGCGATCTCGGCAGCGTCAGGCAGCTTGCTGCTCAGCTCGGCCAGTTGCTCCAGCGGCTTCGCGGCGTCCTGGGCATCGGCCAGCAGGCCCGGCACCCGGCCAAGCGCCGCTTGCGGATTGCCGCTCATCTGCCTGGCCAACTGTGTGGCGTCGCGCGCCACCCGGATCGCCGCTTGCCCCTGGTTGGCATAGGCCACCGCCTGGCGGACATTGTCCTGCACCGAATCGGTGGCCGCCTTCAGCTGGCTCGCGGCCTGGCTGGCCGGGGCGGCGACGGCTGCGGCCGGAGGCTGGGCCGGCTGCACGGCGGGCGGCCGCGGCTTTTTCTTGTCGCCCACGTACTCGCGCAGCGTGATGTTGGCTTCCAGCGCGATCAGGGTGCCGGCCGCATCGGTCTGCTTGCTGGTGGCCTGCAGATCAGTCAGGACAAACCAGCCCTTGTAATCGCCGTTGCCCAGCACCAGCGCCATCGCTTGGTGGTCCGCCAGCGCCTGGCGCAGCTTCAGCAGCTCGCGCTCCGGGTCGCAGAACTGGCTGTGGAACGACAGCTGGATGCGGATTTCATCCAGCTTGTCCGCCACCCACTGCAGCCGCGGCTTGCCTTCGATCAGCGCATGCTCGGCATAGTCGGCGCCGAACTGCGACTCGAAGCCGTCGAAATAGGTAATGAGGTCGAACTGGACCTCGCCCAGGAGCGCAAACATTAGTTGAAGGCCCTCCGTTGCTGCTGTTGCAGAAGCCGCCGCATCATTTGCTCCAGCTCATGCATCGACATCTGCAATCCGGACTGGACGGCGCTTTTGACCGCTTCCCCAGAGCCCGCCGGCACATTGATGACCGGGCTGAAATGGATCACCATTCCGCCGCCTGCAGGCGCGCCTTTGCCGACCGCTTGCAGGCGCTGCAGCCCATCCGCCGCAACCTGCGCGCGCAGCTTTGGTTTGCCCCATGCGTTGGTGGCGGCGCGGGCCATGGCGCCGGTCGCGCGCGTGGCATGCACGGCGCTGCGGTCTATGCCGATAGCCGCGCCCTGGGCGATGTTGTCGCCGAAGCCCATGAACACCCGTGACGGCGATTTGATGCCGAGAGTGTTGGCGAACCAGCCTTTGATATTCGATCCCAGTCCGACGATGGCATCCTTGGCCGCGCCGAGCCTGGACTTGATGCCATTGACCAATCCCATCACCAGGTCTTTGCCCGCCTGCAGGAACTTGCCAGGCAGCTCGCCGGCAAAGCGGATGACCGGCAGCCAGTACACGATCCAGCCGGCCACCTTGGCCTTCATCCAGCTCCAGGCGCTGGCCATGCCTTGCTTGACGCCTTGCCACAGCCCGCTGAAGAAGGTCTTGATGCGGCCCCAGTTGGCGATGATCAACCGCGGGATGCCGATGATGGGGAAGATGTAGTTCAGGATGGGGTAGCGCTTGAATACGCTGTCTACCGCCGTCCACACCTTGCCGAAGAAAGCCTTGATCGGCTCCCAGTAGCGATAGATCAGGTAGGCGGCGCCGGCAATGGCCATCACCGCCAGGCCTATCGGGTTCATCATCGCAGCCCGGCCCAGCCACATCACGGCCTGAATGGCCAGGCGGATGCCGCCCAGCAGGCCGCCCCCCAGTGCGCGGCCCAGCGCCAGCACGCCTCGCGCGGCCAGCATCAATGGCGAGCCAAAAGCCATTGCGAATCCACGGCCAAACGGAAGCAGGATGCGCCCAATCGCGACGACGCTGCCGCCAATGCGTCGGATTCCCGACACCATCGACGCAAAGCGTCCCGCTTGCCATAACGCCCGCAGCAGCGTCCACTTGCCGGATACTGCCGTGATGGCCGTTGTCAGTGCGCTGAACGGCGACAACACCAGGTTGAGGCCGTACTTGATGCCGATGAAAGCCATCTTGCCGGCGAGGAGGCCGCCTACCAGACCGATCACGCCCTTAATGATCCCAGGATGGGCTTTCGCCCATTCCCCAAATGCCTTCACCGCCGGCATGATTTCGACAATCGTTTCAGAAATGGGAGGCAACAGGGTGTTGCCTATCGTCAGCCCCAGCTCGGTTATGCCAATCTTGAACTTGTCGATCTGGGACTTGGCGGTATCCATCCGCTTCTTCCAGTCCTTGTCCAGCAAGCCCTTGTCAGCGGCGCCCATGCTGCCTTGCTGGATGTCCTTCATTTCCTCCTGGTTGGCGATAGCAGGCCGAATAAACGACATCGCCTGCATATCCTGAAACAACTCGCCGAGCTTGTAAGCTTCAGAAAGGCGTTGCAGCGCCGTCGCACGCTCTTTGTCATCCTTGATGGCCATCGCCTGTTTAAACTGGCCAGCAGCAGCCGGCCCCTTGGATTGCATGTATTGAGTAATGATGGCCAACATGGACTGCACAGGCGACAACCCTTGCGCGCGCAAATTCATCATGCTGGCTTTCAGATCGATGCCCGCATTGGCAAAGTCTTTTAGCGTGTCCGGGGCTGTGATCTTCTGCAGGAAATTCTTGAAGTTGTTGGCGGCTTCATCGTTTGAGCCGGCGCCTTTTCGGGCGATCTGCAACGCGGCGCCGATCTCGGCCACGGCCTCCTTGCCAGTGACGCCGAGCGCTTGGAACGACGGCGACAGCGCCGGCAACCACTTGGCCATGTCGCGGATTTCAAACTGGCCCCGCTTGCCCGCATAGGCGAGCATATTGAGCGCGCCTTCGAAGCCGTCTTCGCCCACCTTGAGGTTGTCCTTCAGCGCGATGGCCACGCTGCCCAAGTCGTCCATGCTGGCGCGGGTCGCAGTGGCCGCCTTGGCCATTACCGGAGCGTACTTCTCCAGTGCCTTTGCATCTTGAATACCGCCGGCTACCAATACCGAGGTGCCGCGCGCAATTTCATCCTGGAATTGGTTCCATTTGAGTGCCGCATCACGGATGGTCGAGCCAAGTTTGGCCTCCTCGGCTTTTGAGAATTCGCCGGTGATGGCAACGTCTCGCAGTTGGTCCTGAAAATCAATCGCCACATTGCCCGACTTCACCACTGGCGCCATCAAGGCCACCGCCGTTCCTACGGTCTCCATCGCCTGGCCACGCAATTCAGAACGGTTTGCTTTGAGTGTTTCGCCACGAGCTAGGCTGGCTGTCAGGCGCTCCTGCTTGCTGCGTAGCTGATCCAGCGTCTGGCCCAGACGGTCGTATTGCCGCTTCAGCTCCGCGACATTACGCGTGGGGTGGGACATCGCCTGCGCCATCGCATCGCCGAGCCGGTTGTGTTTGAGCCGCAACTCGTCTGCGACCTGGCCCAGGCGCGCAGCAGTGTTGCGTGCAGAGGCAAACGCAGACTGGAAAGAGCCAGACAGCGCCGCGCCGATTTTTACCCCGATCAGCAGTTCGTTGGCCATGCCATGCGACCTTTTGCTATGCTGTGAACATGTTTGAAAAAACCGCCCTCACTACCGCCAAGGCCATTTACTGGCTGGCCATCTGCAGCGGAGCCATCTGGCTGGCTTGGGTCTGCTTTGCGAACCTGCCGCTGTGGGCCGCGGCCATCCTGTTCGCCATCGCATTGCCGCTTGCGGCGGCGGCTGGCGCGCCCTTGGCGGCCGCCGCATCCTTCGTGGCCGGCGTGTTGGTGGCGGCCGTGCTGGCCGTGTATCGCGGCCTTACGCACTCCGGCGCTTGAGTTCCCGCTCGGCCGCCTCCACCCACCACCAGTAATCCACCATCTCCAGCCCGTCGATTTCAGAGGGCGGCATCCGTAACGCAATCAACAGCACTTCATCCAGCGGCTGCAGGCTGCTCTCCGATGCCCACCATTTGGCGAAAACAATCCGACAGCGCCTTGCTGTCTGCGATGTCCAGCTGGTCGATGTCTTCCAGCGTCAGGCCGGTCATGCGTGCGAACAGGAAGTCTTCCTGGTCGGCGTCGTCCTGGCTGTGACGGCTGGCGGCTTTCAGGTCCGCGCGCTTTAGGCGCTTGATCTCCAGCGCTTCGATACGCTGGCCTGCGGCGTTGGTGAACGGGTACTGCAAAGTGACCTTGTCCATGGAGCATCCTTCCGGTTGATTGATTGGGAACCACGAAAGGATTGTCGCCGGCGGTGGCCAGGAACGCCGTTAAAGGGCTTTAAAGAAGGGTTTGCACGTTTGGTCAGTCGAAAAGGTCAAGGTATCGTGGTACTTTCCGCCCTTTGCCAAACGCTGAAGTAATGAAACGAGTTATCCGAATCGGCGACCCCACAAGCCATGGCGGCAAAGTTGTAAGCGCCTCAGCTACAACCTCCATGTTTGGCAAGCAGGTCGCCTTGGTCGGCGACTCAGTCAGCTGTCCACAAAATGGCCACGTCAATTGCGTGATCGTCGAGGGCGACCCGTCTTGGACAGTCGGCGGCAAAGGCGTGGCGCTGGAGGGCCACAAAGTCAGCTGTGGCGCGACCTTGATTTCCACCATGGGAGAGGTGGGCCGCAGCTACGAGTCCAGCGCGGGAGCCAGCGCAGGCACTAACTCAACGGTTGCCGCAGGCGTTGCTGCAGCAACAGCCGCCGCCGCTGCAGTTGCTGCCATGTTCGATATGCACTTCCTGATCCAGGGAGACCAGACCGGGAAACCGCTCGCCAATATCCCCTATAAGCTATCCCTGGAGGATGGCACCGAGATCATCGGCCGAACTGACGAAAACGGTTTCACTCAGAAGATTTCTGCCGCACACCCTGCAATTGCCACTATTACTGCCCCATATCATGAGCACGAACACCACACAGAAGACTCTGACGCCGACGACGGATGCTGCGCCTGCGGTCTTGAAGATTGCTGAGCCGGAGCTGTCCGGGGCGCAATGGGTATCCCGTTACCCAGGCAGCGCGAAACTCAGCGATCTCGAACCCGATTTCGGTGCCAACGTCACCGCGTTCATTGCCGCATTAAAAGCCGCGGGTGCGCGGGTATCGATTGCCGCAACGTTCCGTCCGATTGAACGCGCGTTCTTGATTCGCACCAGCTGGGAGATCAAGAACAAGAAGGTCAAACCGGACAAGGCCGCAACCTTCCCTGGCGTGAACATCAACTGGGATCATGGCGACGATGAAAAGTCCATCGCGGCGGCACGTGCCATGTGCGCCGGCTACTCGACGTCGACACTGGGGACACGACCCGCGCTGAAGAGCCGCCACACTGAACGCAAGGCCATCGACATGACCATCACCTGGTCGGGAAACTTGACGATTGACGATGCCGACGGCAACAGTGTGGTGATCAAAACCGAACCCCGCACCGGGATGAATACCGAGCTGAAGACCGTCGGTGAGTCCTACGGGGTGATCAAATTCTGGAAAGGGGCGAAGGACAAGCCCCATTGGTCAACAGACGGAAGATAAGAATGAAATACACACTCATCGCGCTGGCCTGCTTGGTCTCGCTCCCTGCAGCTGCTGGCAACGCCACCAATCCCGACGTGAAGAAATTCGTTGATGCCGCCGACCTGTGCGAGCACTTCCTGGGCGAGATTGGCGGGCCTGGTTCGGCCAAGGAACAGAAACAGCTGGTGAATAAGGCGAATCGCTACTGTGATGTTGCCAAGCGCCAATTCAAAAAAGTCGATGCCAAGTACAAGACGGATAAAGAGGTTCAGACCATCCTGGACGATTACCGCGACGAACTGGAAGACTGAAAAAGGCCCGCAATTGCGGGCCTTTTTCTTGGGTGGGACGGTCAGCCGCCGATGTTGCTGCGGTAGATGGACAGCATGTCCTCGCCGCCGACGCGGAAGATATTGGCCATATAGTCCAGCTCCAGCATCTCTTCGCCGTCCACCACCTGCTTGATATAGGTGGCGGAAAAGGCGGAAGAGAATTCCGCGTTCTCATGCTGCTTGAAGGTGCCGAGCGGGTTCTTCTTGAACATCACGGTCAGGAAGGTGACCAGGCTCACCTGTTGCATGCGTCCCTGGGCGCCGTAAGTTTCGATGCTGGAGCGGGCCTGCAGCTGCACCGCCTGGAACGGATTGGCGATGATCTTGGCCACGTCCTTGTACAGCGAGTTCCACTTGATCTCGCCCTCCAGCTTGTCGAAGCCGGCCGGCAGCTCGATCTTGCCGACCATGCCCAGCGCTTTGTGCTCCTGCATGATGGCGGACACATCCGGCAGTTTGACTTCCTCGGCGCGGCCCAGCAGCGAGTTGCCGTTGATGTAGATGTTGGCGTTGGTGATGCGGTTGATTTCAATCTTGCCGGCCATGGTCAGTTCCCTCCCTTCAGGCTGAGCAGGTATTCCGAGGTGATCTCGGTTTCAAAGGTCAGGCGCTCCAACGGCGGCGGCACCGTGTACTTGTAGTGGATCAACAGATGGCCGGCGGACAGCTCGGTGGTCGGGTTGCGGGCCGGGTCGAACCAGGCCTTGAAGCCCAGCAAGGCGCCGTCGCCGATCAGTTTGCGGCCGTAGCCGTTCACCGACTCCACCAGCGCGTCGATGATGGCCTGGTTCAGCGGCTTGTCGATGTATTGCTGGCTGAAGTAGCGGATGGACTCGTTGATCACGTCGCCGGTACGGCGCACGTTCTCGAAGTTGCGCATGTGGCTGATGGTCGGCCAGGCCGCGGTACGGTTGCCCCACAACCGGTAGCCTGAGCCATAGCTGCTGAACACTGTGGTGATGCCTTGCTCGTTGAGCAGGTTCACCTCGCAGTTCGGGTCGTCGATCATGGCCGACAGCTGGCGCTCCACGCCGATCACGCTGGCCAGCTCCTGGTTGGAACTGGACCACCAGAAGCCCTTGTCGTTGTCCACCTTGGCGCGCAGGCCGGCGGCGCGGGCCGACAGCGGCTCCAGGCGCTCGGCATTGCTTGCCGAGTCGTACACCTTCACATGCGGGTAGCACAGGCGGACGCGGTCGCTGGAGGTATTGAAGTTGATGGCGCCAACCGGCCCGCGGCCGGCCAGCGCCTGGGCGAAGGTGGTGCCGATGGGCGCGTCGACGTAGGCCACCGCGTCCAGCTGGTCAGCCATGGCGATCAGTTCGGCCGCCACCGAGTTCTGGGTGCAGAAGCCCGGCGCGATCAGCAGCTTGGCGAAGAAACCGAACAGGTTGTAGGTGTCCTTCAGCGCCTTCAGCCCGGTGCGCACGCCGGCCGCGTTGACGGCGCCGATGATGTCGGCGGCAGTGACCTTGCCCGGATCGGCATAGTCGTAGCCCGCCTTGAGCGTGGCGCCCGCTGCGATCCGGCCAGCCGCCAGCCGGGTCACTGCGCCGGTCAGGGTGTCGACGGTGTAGTCGGTGCCTTCGGTGTACACCGTGCCGCCATCGGCGCTTTTCAGCACCAGCCCGCTGATGGCGCCGTGCGCCAGCCTGCCGCGGCCGCTGGCCGGGTCCAGCGTCACCGCTTCGTCCTTGGCCTGACTCTTGTGCAGCGCCGGGTCCAGCACGTTGATCACGATGACGGTGCCGGCGCCGTGGTCGTAAATCGCGTCCAGCGCCTGCGGGATGGTGAAGCCGGCCAACTGCGGGCCAAAGGCCGCCGCGTCCTTCTCCGACAGGGCCAGCGTGGCCACGTTGACCGCGCCGGCCGGCGCGGTGCCGATCAGGCCGATCACCGCCGACTTGACGGTGCGCACCGGGCGCGGGCCGCGCTCCACTTCAATCGTTTCAACGCCATGCAGGTAGTTCGCCGCCATGGTCAGGCTCCTTTCTCGGTCGACGCGTCATCGCTGGTGATTCGGGCGGCCTTGGCCTTGGCCGGCTCCTGGGCCGGAGCAAGGTACTGCAGCGCCAGCAGCGTCTGGGTGTATTCGTGTTCGGCCGGCAGCTCGACTTCTTTGCCGGGGAACAGCATGATTTCCTGGCCATCGGCCAGGGTGACCCCGCTCACGGGACCGGAATACAGGTATTGGCCAAGCCGCACTGCGCTGGGCGCAGTGCCAGCTGTCGCCGGCATGACGACATTCGTCGTCGGCGTCTCGGTGAAACTCGCGTTGCTCGTTTTCATGGTTGTTCCTCGTGGTTGACTTGGGTGATTCGCGGGTCGGCGTCGGCTTGGTCTTCCTCCACCTGCATCGCCAGCGCGGTGAAGTCGGCGGCGTATTGCCACAGGCCGGCGGATTGCCCCAGGAAGCGCTCGCCCGCGGCCTGCAGCTTGCGGCAATCCGGCAGCTGGTAACCCACCAGCGCGCGGCGGACGTCGTCCAGCACCGCCACCGCGCCAGTTCGGCCGTTCAACTGCCGCAGCACCACCGTCACCGACAACTTGAGCGTGCGCGGCTGTGCCACGACGCCGGCATCCACCGGCGCGGCGAACTGGCTGCTCAGGTAGCTGATCAGCAGCGCGCCGGCCGGGTGGTTGAGCCGATACTCGGCCGGACGCTCCGGGAAATACTCGACCAGCAGGCCGGGCAGCCTGGCCGCCAGCCGCGCCACCATGGCGTCGATGATCTCGACTGTGGCGGCCATCAGCGGTAACGCTCCAGCAGGGTGGCGCTGAACAACTGGCGCCGCGCCCGGACCTTCACCTCGCCCGGCTCCGGCGCGGCTTCTCCGGTGGGCAAGCCGATGGTCAGCTTGCCGTCGCGGATGGATTCCAGGATCTGCAGCGCCGCCTTGTAGGTGCGGGTGACGGCGTCCGGCAGCTCGTTACCCTCCGGCCGCCGCGCATACAGCCAATGCCGCGCCAGGTTGACGGTGTTGTCCTTGATCACCGACGGCACCGTGGCCAGCGGCAGCACGTAGCGGCCCCGCAGATGCGCGTCCACCAGCTCCTCGGCCTGGCGCACCGCTTCCTCCACCACTGCCAGGTTCGGCTCCGGCGCCACGCTGTAATCGGCGGGGGCGTCGTTGGTGAGCTGAACCAGCGTGGCCTGGGGGATGGCCAGCTGCAGGTCGGCCAGGGTGCAATAGCGCATGGTCAGATGCCCCGCAGGATGCGGATCACGTCGCCGGTCGCGGTGGCCGCGTCCAGGGCAATGCCGTTGGACAAGCCGGCCGCTTTGGCCACGGCCTGGCCGGCAGCGTTCGACTGCACGTCAGCGCCGGCTGCGATGGCACCGCCGGCTTCCACCAGGATGGCGCCCAGCGCGTTAGCCGGCGCCATGTTGTCGGCCTCGGTGTCCACCTCCACCACGCCGAGCGCCTTGGCGCCGTCGCCGCAGGTCTTGCCATCCAGGCCGACAAAGCGGCGAGCCTGCAGGTCAGTCACGGCCAGCACCGACAGGGTCAAAACGACGTTTTGTCCTTTCATTTGCCTTCTCCTTCCTTGCCTGTTTTGGCGGTGTCGCCTGCAGGCGGCGTGTCTTCGTTCTCGGTGTTGGTTTTGCTGTCGGCTTTCTGCTTGCTGGCCGGGGTGGTTTTCACCTCCACCAGCCAGGGAGACGATTGTGGCTCGTCCAACTCGATGGTTTCGCCTTCCGCCAACAGTTCTCCGTCGTGCTGCAGCGAGATGCCTTGGATGCGATAGCTCGGCATATATCCCCCGTCACGCCACGTCGGCGATCAGATAGCCGGCATCGGCGCCGACCACCACCAGCTTGTAAATGTCGGTGTGCCGCACGTAACGCACCTTGCCGCCTTCGCCGTCGTACTTGTCGGTTTCCGGCATGTTGCGCTTGCGCAGGGTGTAGCCGAAGGATGGGATGTCGGCATCGCCATCGGTACCGGCTGCGGGCTTGGCCACGTAGGCCAGCACCACGTTGTCGCCCCAGATATCGCCGGTGGCGCCGCGGCCGTCCGATGCCAGCGCTTCGCCGATGAAGATGTCTTCGACACCCCACAGCGCCTTCAAATGCTCCAGCGTGATCAGCTTGCGTTCCTGGGAGCCCAGAGCAGTGGCCAGCTTGGGGTGGAACTTCAGCGTGGCGTAGGCGGATGCGCCAATGACGGCGGTGTTGGGTCGCATGCCGGTGCGCTGGCGCACCACCTCTTTGCCGTCCTCCACATCCTTGATCGGATCGCCGCCACCATTTGCCCACTTGCTGGAGCCGGATAGCGCCACCTTGGCGCCGGGCAGATAGGTCTTGGGGTTTTGCGCCAGGATGGCGGCGGCTACTTCGCGCCGCAGGTCGATAGCGTCCTTGACCCGTTTGGCGGCCTTGGCCTCTTCGTTAAACATCGATTCGGCTTGCTCTCGATGGTCCACCGGATAGGACAGGTCATGCTCGCGCAGCACCACGTCCAGGGTGTTCGGGTCGTCGGCGATCATCACGTTGGTCTTGCCACGGATGGCGCGCTCGGTTTCCCACAGCATGAAGGCTTCTTTGCCGAACAGCGGGATGATGCCGGCCTCCTTGTCCATTGGCGCAATCGGAAACAGGTTCTCGCCGATGTACTGCGCGTTGCGATAGCCGCGCGCCAGGCTGGTCAGTACCGGGTCGACCACCCGGAGGTTCTTCAAACGGTCGCTCATGGCGGCTCCTTATCAGTTGGGACGGGATTTCAGCAGTTGGCGCACGGCCTGCTCGTAGGGGACGCCCTTCTCGGCGGCCAGAGCGGTGGCGCGGTTGTGCAGCTGCAGCCGCTCCGGATCGGCGCGCTCGCCAAATTCCAGCGAGCCATCCTGCTCCCACTGGTTGGCCTTGTCCTTGGTGGCGGACTCGCCGAAGTCGATCACCTTCGGCATGTCGCCCAGGAAGCCTTTGAAGGCGCTGGCCAGCGCTTGCTTGGCGTCGCCCTCGCCAAACTCGACGGAGGTTTCGCCGTCCGCAAAGTCCAGGAAAGCCACCACGGCGTCCTTGTGCTTGGGCGCCAGCTTGCCTTCGCCGATCAATTGCTCGGCATAGGCCAGATGTTCTCCGTGGCGCGCGGCGGCGGCCGTGGCCTTCTTCTCGGCCGCGGCCGTCGCCAGTTGCTGCTTCAGCCTGGCGTTTTCCGCCTCCAGGGCGGCTTGCTGTTCAGGGGTCACTTCAGGGGTCTCCTTGGGTTGGGATGGATCGGCAAAGGAAGAAGAGGAATCATCCTGGCGGGCGTCGTCTTCCAGGTTGGCCACGGCATAGTCGGGGATGACTTTATCGGCAGTGTCCAGGTCGAATTGGCTGATCAGCCACTCGCGCATGCGGCGCCAGAGGCTGGCGTTCTGGACGTCGCCCCAGTCGCCAAACTCGACTACGTCGTCGTCGGCCTCGCCAAATTCCACCGGACGCAGCCCCTTCACGGCAGGCGGCTGCGCGCCCAGGAAGCCGACATGGCGCAGGTAATAGACGCCGGGCACCGGGTTGTTCGGCGAGTCGGGACGGTAGAAGGAGGCGGAGATTTTCTTGTGGCGTCCGGTTGCCACCAGTTCGGCGAAAGCCGGGTCCACCTGGTGCGGATCGGCCAGAAGATCGATGCCGCTGGCGGCAAGAGACTTCACCCAGCCATAGGCCGGCGCGTCGTGTTTGGGATGGCCGATGACGATAGGCGCCTCATGCAGTGCCGGATCGTAGGCGCGGGCACAGGCCGCGAGATCGGACTCGGAGAAGTCCAGCACGTCGCCAGACATCGCTGTCTGGCGGCCGGACTTGAATATGTGCAGGGGTTGGGTCGCGTTCATGCCGTTCATGGTGAACGGTGTCAGCAGGCGAGACTTTTAATCAGCTTTAAAGTTATGCTGAGCTTGTGCCGTAGGGAGCCTAGCTGCTTAATAGCTAGGGATATCGAGATGACTCAGGAGATGTAAGAGATGAGTGAAATAAAAAAGCAGCTCCATCAACAACACATTGCAGCAAATGATAAGTATTGCTATTTTTTGCTGGCCGCAGCAGGAGCTTGTATCGCATATGCAACCGAAAAGTCCGTGGGGGTGCCGCTAACATGGCCTTTGCTAGTGCTTGGGGCGGCCATTGTTATGTGGGGGCTTAGTTTTTACTATGGTTGTTACTGGATTACAAACGAACGAAATGCGCTTTGGCACAATATGGCCTTATTGGATGTTCAGGAACCCCTTGATAAAGTAGCGAACCGGATACTGTTCGATCAGAGTTCCAAGGGAGCAAAGACTGGTGAGCGAAGGCAGTTCCGCCTTTTCATTATCGGAGGTATCTGCTTTATCGTGTGGCGGGTGCTGACCCTGATTCTTGGCCGGTTGGTATGAAGTGCGAGGGGAGCTCTGCTCATCAACTAGCACCTAAAGCCTTTATAAAGCTTTAGATAGCCTCCTTGAAGTCGCACAGGATACGTTACTCATTTGCTTTCAACCAAACCGCCCCTGCGGCTTCTACAGAGCAGGGGCGGTTTGGCTTAGTCTGGTACCATCGCCAGCAACCCGAACCACAGAACCACTGCCAACATCCAGAGCCAGCGCCACCTAGTCAACGCAGCCAACACCACCACACCGCCAGTTACTGCTACTACGCACTTCATGCGCATCTCCTATTTGCGAGTCAGGGCGGGATGCCCCATGACCTCGTATAGGGAGATGCACAACAGATGCGTGTAAGAACCATCACATGCCAGTGCCCGCGGCGTGCTGCAGGTGGCGCATCACGGCGCCGATGACCGCCTCGCCAGCCTCCGGCTGCAGCTCGCCGTCTTCGGTCATCGGCAGATACGGCCGCGGCTCCAGCTCCACCGCCTCGTTGCGGCCGGCTTGGCCGCCCAGCTGGTGAATGCGGGCATAGTCCAGGTTGCTGCCGATCTGCGACGAGCGCGCATCGTAGGCGGTCACCACCGAGGCCGCCAGTTGGCCGCGGTGCTGCAGCGTGACGCCGCCGTCGTTGGTGGCGCGCTGGCTGGGCGTCCAGCTCGGCCGGCCTTCGGCCTCGAAGTTTTCCTCGGTGATGAACGCCAGCGAGGCGGCGATGGCGCGCATGGCCGGCGTCATGTCGGCCACCGACGACTCCAGCCGGCGCAGCGCGCGTTGCACCTGGTCGTCCTGGATGGTGATGCTGACGAAGTCGCTCATGCTCTTAGCTCCTTGCTGGCCAGCTTGGCCAGGTCACCGGTATAGCGCGCCAGGTCCGGCGTCCAGCCGGCCGCGCCGGGGTTGTAGCTCCAGCCCACGTCCGGCGAGACGCTGACCTCGCGCCGGGTCACCGGGTCAATGGTACGGAAGGTCGCCACCTCTCGTTGTTCGCCGGTTCGCTCGGATACGGTGCGCAGCGCGGTGCCCAGCCGGCCAGCCGAGGACTCAACCTGGATGCCGCGTGCGGCCAAATCGTCGGCCGACAGCGCGACAATGCGGCAGCGGCAGCCCCAGCCGTTCGGCGTGTAATAGGACTGCCAGAACGGGTCGTCGTAGCGAAACACCTTGCCGTGCAGGGCGCGATGGCTGGGGCGGGTCTTGCTGTCCCGGATGGCGACATACATCCAGAACGGCCGGTCGTCCACGTTCTCCATCTGGGTCTGCCAACGGCCGGCCATGTAAGCGGTCTGCAGGTTGGTGCGGTAGATGGTCTCCAGCCGCCTGGGGCTGCCCAGCTGCACCTCGCGCACTTCGCCAGTGTCTTCGTCCAGCACTTCCTGTTTGCCCCACCAGCCCTTGGCCTTGAGGACCGGCGTCAGCTCTTTCTTGAACCAGGCAAAGGTCTTTCCCTCGGCCAGCGCCTTCTCCACGGCGTCGCGAATGTCCTGCAGGATGTCCAGCCGCGTCACCTTGGCCACCGTGAACGCCTGGGCTTGGGCGTCCTGCCACAGCTCCTCCCAGTCCCAGGTAATGGCGTAGCCCTTGTTCTTCAGGTACTGGATGGCCTTCTCCGGGGGCAGCTTCATGCAGTACGCGAGGTCGACGTCAGCCATGCAGCCTCCCCCAGACTTTGGCGGTGAAGATGGCGCGCGCCAGGCGCTCCTGCAGGCCGCTGGCGTCCATGTCCGGGTATAGCTCGGCCAGGCTGCCCAACAGCTCATCCGGCTGTGCGCCAGCCTGGATGCGGTCGAACAGCGGTTGCAGCATGGCGGCGGCGTCCGCCTGCAGCTCGGCGGCCGGCAGCGCATCCAGCGCCGCGTCCAGCGCGTCCTGGTCCGGCGCTTCTTCATCGGCTTCGGCAAACTCGGCGCTGGTCTCGGGTTTGGCGGTTTCTGCCAAGTCGCCGTCCTGCAGGTTGTAGGCGCGCTTGAAATAGGCCGGGGTGAGCTGGGCGCCGGCGCGGGTCAGCTTCTCGTCGCGGCCGGCCTGGACTTCGTCCACCTGCTCCTGCTCCCACATCTCGAAACGCGGGCGGTCGCCGCCGTTGAAGTTCAGCTCGCAAACCCAGCGCACCAGTTGGTTCAACGCTTCCTCGATCACCTCTTTGTCGCCGTCGCGTATGTCGCGCGTTACCTCCAGCCCGGCCTGGGCCGAGGCGCGGTTGGCGCTGGCCTCGGTGGTCTGGTTTTGGCCCAGCAGCGCGATGGAGACCTCGGAGCGGCAGAAGTGCAGCAGCCGCTCGTAGACGTCGGCATTGTTGGCGCCGTTGGCGGCCTCCTTGATCTCCACGGAGGAGTCATCCGGGACGACTGCCACCGCGTCCTGCACCATGGCTTCCAGGCTGTCCAACAATAGATCGGTTTCCTGGGTACTGGCCGAGCGCGGGTGCTTGCCGACCAACCAGGGCGAACCGTACTTCTCGGTGAACTGCACCCAAAACTTGAGGCCGCCCTTCTTGAAGGTGGTAGGCCAGAAGCACATGGACAGATCGGCGAAGCCGTAGGGGTTGTCGTAGCTGGCATCCTGGCGCGGCACCAGGAACTTGCGCTCGGGCAGCTCCTCGCCCTTCAGCGGGGCTTGCTTGGTGCGCAGGCGCAGCTGGTTGTCTTCGTCAAAGACAAACCAGTCGGCCGGCTTGCCCACGATGTCCACCGGCACCAGGTAGCTGCCCACCTTGCCCCACATGATCTCCATCGGCTGGTAGCCGTAAAGCATGGCGTCCAGCATCTCGCCGATGATCCGTGACAGGTTGAGGTCGTTGAAGATGGACGTCATCGACTTGGCCACCCGGCTGTTGGCCTGGTCGCGATCCAGTCCCCATTCCAGTGCCTTTACCGCCGCCTTGCGGCGCCGGATGCAGCCGCCCACATGGGCGTCGGCGCGCAGCTCGCGGTAGACCTTGATGTCCTTGCCCAACGCTTTCAGCACCGGGTCCGGATTGGGCAGATACATGCCCAGGCCGTAGAAGTCGATGCTCCTGGAGCGGGTGGCGATCTGGCTGGACAGCGACTGGCGCGGCTCGCCGAACTGGACGAACTCGGTGGGGCTGACCCACATGCCCTTTGCTTTCATGCATACCCCTGTGTGATGCGGGTGGCGGCGCGGCGGCGGCGGGACTTCACGGCTACCGGGCCTTTGTTGAGTTCGCGGCTGGCGTAGTAGGCCAAAGCGATGGCCACCGCGGCGTCGCCGTGGCGCTTGCCCTTGTCTTCACCAGTGGTGCGCGCATCCGGGATGCGCGGCACGCCCTTGACCACCTGGACAGCGCGCAGGTCGGCCAGGATGTCGGCGTCCTTGGGCAAGTCCACCAAGTCGCCGTCTTCCAGCGCCGCCTTCAGCGGCGGCATGTGCTCGCGATACCAACTCTCGGTCAACATCACCTGCTGGATGCGGCTGGCGCCGTAGCGCTGCATGGCGAACTCGGCCAAGGAATGGCCGTTGCCGCGGGCGTCGAAGGCGCCGCCCATGAAGCGCGGCAGGCGGTCCAGCAGGTAGAAGGCAATCTGTTCTTGCTGGCGGAACGGCACATTGCGCAGCTCCAGGATGAACGGCACCCGCCGCACTAGGTTTTGCTGCTGGATCAGCGGCACATGCACGGACAAGTCGCCCGTGCGGCCGAAGTCCTCGCCATTGAAGCTGATGGCATCGGCGGGCAGAGCAGCCAGCAACGGCGCCAGATTGGCCTCCAGCCAGTCGCTGCACTCGGCATGGCGGACGTGATCGGACAGCAGTTCGAAACCATTCGGGCAGGCATAGCGCAGTACCGGCGTGTCCGCCGACATGCGGGATTCAATCAGCGCTCTGGATAGCCAGGCGCCGCCGCTGTGCTTGGGGATGCAGCCGTACTCTTCGTCGGCCGATTCGGTATTCGGCGCGTTGCGGTACAGGTCGTCGCGCCATTTCTTTTCCGCCTCCGGCGACCAGGTCTGGCCGGTGACATAGCAGATGCGCTGGTACAAGCCATCGGCGATGGCGTCATCCAGAGTGATGCGGTGGATGCTGTAGTCCTTGCGGCCTTCGCGCGCTTCCTGGATGTACTGGTTGAACAGATTTTCGACGCCGTTGTGGGTGCTGATCAGCCGCACCTTGTTGCCCCACATGGTCAGCGCCAGCGCGGCTTTCAGCAGCTCTTCCAGCGAGTCATGGAAGGCCGCTTCGTCGATGACCACGTCGCCCTGCAAGCCGCGCAGATTAGACGGCCGGCTGGACAGCGCCTGGATTTTGAAGCCGCTCTTGGGGAAGCGGATCATATACGCGAGGATTTCCTCCTGCTTGCCTTCGTCCCAGAAGCTTTGCTCGTAGACATCGGCCTGGGCCAGCTCGTTGAAGGCCTTGGCGAACAGCGCGCAGGCGGCGATGTACTCCAGTGCCATTTCCTTCTTGCTGCCCACGTAGAAGGTATTGCAGCCCTGGCGACGGCGTGGCCGGGCAGCCTTGACCACGTTGCGGCCGGCCTCGGCCCAGGTCAAGCCGGTACGGCGGCTCTTCTCCGCGAACATGATCTGGGCTTCGTCTTCAAACCAGCGCTGCTGGTACGGCAGAAACACCGGCTGTTCGGCCGGGATAGCATCGGCCACATCCTGCGGCACCACCACGCCGGCCAGCTCCAGCTCTTCGGCCAGGTCGATCTTGCGCGGCGTGCCCAACGGCTTGAGCGGTGTCTGCGCCATCATTCTTTACCCAGCAGAATGCGGCGGATGCGGGCCTCCATCTGCTCGCTCATGCCATCGGCGCCGCGCAATTCCTCCAGTTTCTCCTCCTGCTCGGCCAGCAGCTTGGCGCGGGCTTCGCGCTCGATGCGGGCCTGCTCGTCCAGGCGGAATTTCTTCTGGTTGACGCTGGCGCGGGCGAGCGTGGCGATGTTCTTGGCGGCCTTGGACAGCAGCGCGATGCGGTCTTCCGGCTTGGTTTCTTCCTCGTTGGCTTCCTGCAGGCTGACGATGGACTCGAACATCTCGGTTTGCACCAGGGCGATCACAGCCTCGGAGCGGGCGTCCTGGTCGTCCGCCGCGCCTTCGGTCAGCAGGCGGGCGGCCTCGGTGCTGGCCTTGATGGCGGCGAAGCGGCGCTCGATCTTCTGGCCGTAGCGGTGGATGGCCGATTTGCTGATGGCGAAGCCCTTGTCGCGCAATGCCCCCTCCAGCAGCTGGTAGCCGCTGAAGTTGCCGTCCATCAAGGCCTTGTCCAACCAGTCGCGCACGGCTGTCGGCAGCTGTTCTACGCTGTTGCGACGGGCCATGTCACTGGCTCCAGTACTGCGCCGGACGGGCGATGCCCGGCGCGCAGTCTATGGTGTACTCGGCAATGTCGACGCCGTAGCGGGTCAGGTCGCCCCACCAGCGGCCGGAGGGCTCCTTGCGCAGCTTCACCAGCGCGCGGTCTGCCAGGTAGTCCAGCTCCTTGCGGACTTCCAGCGGCGTCACATCCGGGTAGATGGCACGCATGGTCATCTGGATCACGTCCTCGCACACCTCCTCGGGGCGAGCATTGTTCAGCGCCAGCAGCAGATACCAGCGCAGGCTTTCCCGGCGCACCTTGGCCTGGTCGATCATCGTTGAGCACCTTTCAGTTGGATGTTCTCGATCTTGAGCGCCACGGCATCCAACTTGGCCTCAATCACGGTTTGGTTGCGGACATAGTCTTCGCGGCGGACATAGGACAGCGGCAGGTCTGCCTGGAACTTCAGAAAGTCTCGCTCCAGGCGATGCACGCTCTCCGCCTCCTTGGCGATCTGGGCCAGCAGCGCGGCGATCTGCGCCTCTTGCTTGGCGTCGCGCTCGCTCTGCCGCTGGTCGATCTGCGCCAGCAACATCTTGCCGGCGCCAAACAGAAAGCCCAGGAAGGCCAGGATTAGCGTTACCACCATGCCCAGCTCCATCTGGATGGTCATAGGCCACCCCGTTTTCGTTGTTCCGCGCGGGCCTGGCAGTCCATGCAGCGGGTGCAGCCTGGCGCTGCCTGGCGGCGGGCTTCCGGGATAGCCTCGCCACAGTCATCGCATTGCGCCAGGCTGGCGCCCAGCGGCCGGCTGGCGGCGGCCTGGGCCGCCAGCGATGCCGCCAGGTGGAGCGCCTCCAGTTCCTGGGCGCGGTCAAACTCATCCATGGTCGGCCTCCTGGTGCAGCCGGATGAAGCCATCCAGGCGGGTTTCCAGCTCCTGGCACCAGCGGCCGTAGTCGGCGGCGTGATTCAGTAGGTCTGCGGGCGGTAACCCGCGCGCGGCGGCGCCGGCTTGGTCGGCTTCACCAGCATTTCCGGCGTCGGCTGCGGGCAGGCCCGGATCACGTTCGGAATAGCCGAGGGAGGCGCGGTAGAGCCGCAGGCTGTCAGGGCCAAGACCAGTCCAAGCCTGGCCATCATTGCGAGTCGCATCTGCGATCCTTTCGCGAAGTTGGGCCTGGCTGCGCGCCAGTTGGCCCTGGGTTTGCAACAACTGCCAGCCCACCTTGTGTGCCAAGTCGGTCAACCGCGTCTGCTCTGCATTGGCCGCCGCCAGCGCCTGGTTTTGTTTCTCTGCCTTCTGCAACAGCTCGGCAGCGTGCGCGGCCTCTTGCTTGGCCATCTTGGCCTCGTAAACGCGGGTGGTTTGGCCCTGGCCAAGACCGTAGCAGCCATATCCCGCACACCCCAGGGCAACGCTGCACAATGCCGCGCTTAGCGCGGTGGGAAGCAAAGGGTTGGTGACGCTAAACATGGCAGCACCTCCGACGATTGCGGGCGCGACGGGCGGCGCGCTGGATGGCCGCTGCGCCGGTCTTTCCGTGGCGAGGGGTGGGATAGCCGGGTCGGTTCCCGCATGGCGCTGTTTGCCACAGGAACCAGCAGGCTAGGAGCTGCAGCAGGCGCTCAAGCATTGCCGCCTCCCTTTGCGTCGCGTTGGGCGGCAATCCAACTGCGGGCCGCGGAGTAACCGCCCACCACGCCCAGGTAGATCAGCCAGACCTCGGCGGTCAGCGTGCCGGCCACGCCTTGGTAAACGAACATGCCGGTGGCGACCGCGCAGGCCACGTTGGCCCACAGCTTGCTGTGGCTGAGTCGGCCCGTGGTCGGATTGGTGGCGAGGTCGGCCAGGGTCATTGATACCCCCGCGCCAGGGCGAAGTGCGGAAATTCGCGGAACGGCGCGCCAGGTCGGCCGTACCAGTTGAGGCCCAGCTCCATGCCGATGCGGCCGGCGGTTTGCCAGGCGGGGTGCCGGTCTTCCCACATCGGCTTGCCATTCACCAGCGGGACGATGTCGAAGGCGCGCGCGGCGGGCTTGCCGTTGATCATCGCGTTGTGTTCGGACTGGCCGCCTTTGGCATTGGTGACGCGCGGGCCAGGATTGCCGTTACGGCCCTGGGCGTAGAGCTGGTCCTGCTCGGCAGGCGAGCGCCAGGTGCAGGTGATGAGGATGTCGAGGCCGGCGGCCTGGCAGCGCAGCAGGAACGTCCGGCAAAGCGGCTGCAGGTCCGGGTGAAGGTCTTCGATCTTGCGGCTGGGCATGGTTCCCTCCTGTCAAAATGAAACATGCCACCCATTGTGGGGTGGCATGTTCGGAGGGGCTTTTAATGTAGTTTAAGGTTGATGGTCCGTATAAATAGAAATCCTATCGTGAGGGTTGCCAATTTGCCCAATGGCACCATTGACTAGTCCACCTTCGCCAGAGGTTGATTTCGACAAAATCACTTGATTCTTTGTCTTTATGTAGATGCCCGTCTGCCAGTAAAAGTTCGTTATGACAAAGCAAGTCAAGCACTTTGTAAACAGCTGGCTCATCTTTCTCTATTATTAGTCGTTTCCGGTAATGCTCTTGCCATGCATCATCCTCAATCGATCCTGCCAACATATCAATTTCAAGATCGGCGAATTTCCCTCTCAAAGTCGTATGCAGTGAGGCACGACGAGAATAGCCTATAACCATATCGGTTGCAGCAAGTATTGCAGCAAAAATGGACAACGTTACTAACCACCAAGTGCGATTCACATTTTCGCCGAGATCAAACAAGACGGAGCCTGCCATCAAGATGGTTACAAATCCTGTTATGTGGTGCAGCCGTTCGTAAAACATTCTTCGACGATCGTGGTATCGAATAGAGCGCCTCACGTCAAATAATAATTGGTATTTTACATGATCAAGACCACGCAGCTCATCAATGTTCATTTTGGCTCCTTGTCTTCACTTCCACTCGAGTCGCCGCTAGTCTTGCTTTTGTTGGGATTTGAAGGGGCGGGCACGGTGTTTTTTATACAGCATCCTTTGCCCGATGGTTTAAAAATCCTGGGATATTTCTTGGTCAAAACTTTCTTAATGGGTTCACTCCAAATGGAGTCGTTCCTTTTGTTTTTTACTAGTGCCAATGGGCTTCGCTTTTTATTGCGATTCACAATGCATACCCCAGGAGAGTCCTGACGAGCAGGAGGCATAGAAGTTACTTGCTGGGACAAGTATAGGACACTGTTCCTACGCTGCCATCCGCTCTCACCCCCAGGACCTTTAGGCATCCATTGCGTGGAGGGATCTCGCTCGTAGAAGCGATCTGTTCTGTAGCCCGCTTGTTTCCGCCTTTCCCTGCTTGCAAGCACTCCCGCTTATTTTCCTGGTAGTTTTTCAGTTCTCGGCCTATCCAACCTGGGTTGGCCTCGCGGCCACCACGCTGGGCTGCGTCAAGTTGCGCTTGCCACCAGGCTTGCGCATGCACTCCGGCGGCGAAGCAACGGCCAAAGGGTTCATCAAGAACGCTTTTCCCAAATGATTCACCACGCGCCCGTAGCTGATTGAAGCGCTGGCTTTGGTTGCTGATGGACTTCAGTTCCCCCGATGCCAAAGTCTTTTGAGCCACTTTCATGTTTGAGTCTAATTCTTGAATGTAGCGGCTGGCGTCTTGTGGGCTCGCTGCATTGGCAAAAAACGGTACGGATAGGCTTAGAGCGAAGGTGATTTTTTTCATCATGGAGCCTTTGTTGTGTAGCGCGACAAAAATTGGCATCGAGGATATGCCTAGAACAATTGCGGATTGCTCTCCGGGACTACCGCTTCTGTTTCTTGCTCCGTAGGCTGGGCGGGCACGCTGTGCGCAGGGGCATGCCTTGCATGTTTTGCGCGACTTTTGGCTGGCGCGCTGTGTTGGGCAGCGCGTTTAGTTGGCTTGATGGTTTGCCAGTTGGGCTGACCACCCTGGGGGGAGGCGACACATTGCACATCATCGGCTTGAGGATTGTCGATAATGCTGCCAATGCTATATGCCTTGCCGTGGAACTCGCAGCTGCGGACGAGCATTTCAGCGGTACTGGCTCGTTTGGATGCTTGATAGTTCGAGTAGCCCAAGACGACAGAGACCGCAATGGCAAGCCCCGCCATGACGCAAGCCGTGACAAGCCCCTTGCGAGTGCTGGCGAGCTTATGTGTTGCCGCATAGCATGATGTGCAAGCATGGGCGCGCGGGGTGGCTTCTTGCGCTTGTCGAAGTTGATGTGAGAGGGTATTGAGCGAGGCGGTCTGCTGGCGATGCAGTTGCTCAAGGCTTGAATAGGCTTGTTGGGCATGCCGCAGCCGTTCTGTGGTTTCTGCGTGTTGCTTCCGCAGCTTCTTTTCTGTCGACTGCGCTTCTGTGTATTTGGCCTTCAGTTCGCTGAGCTGGATCAGCAAGTCGGCCTGCTGGCCGGCTGAGGCCTCATCCTGTCTCTCCGCTTGCGCGATCCAAAGATCAAGAATGGCATGCGCGGCCTTTTCTTGATCTCTGAACAGCTCATTGTGGCCCTCGCCCAGAATCTCCTTCAGCGGCCCCCATACCTCGACGCTGTCTTTGCCTAGCAGATCAATAAGCTGCCGGCCTTTCAGCTTGATAGGCCACACCTCAGCGGCTGTCAGGCGCTCGCGATCCTGGCCGCTATAGATATGATTGTTGATGTTGCCGTTGGCTAATTGCCCGTTGAAGTCGCCCTGCACATTTTGGTTCTGGTTTCGTTCGTCCACGGTGTTGCTTTCATTCGTGCCGCTCAAACCCAGCGAATGGAAGGAAGCCATCCGCCAGCCTCTTCGAACCGATCACGCTACCAGCTTTACCAAAATTTGCACCTGTCATTCAGGACAATTCAACTGCAGACAGAGTTATTTTTCCTTCGTCGTTCCGCCGATGTTCATCGCCCCAAAGACATTATTGGTGACATCGCCCTCAAGCACTTGGCCATGGAAGCTACCTCCAACCGAAATCTTGCTCCCAGATGTTGGTTGGTTTCCGCCCTTCAAGCCCGCCACGATTGTGGCTTTCACCTCAAGCGACGCCGCGCGGAACAACGACAGCAACTCCTGCTCATCATTCGAAAGAGCCTGGGCTGAGCGAGTGCCTGTAATGACGAATTGGATATCCGTACCTACCTTTGCGACTGACTCAAGATAAGCAGCATCAGGAAAGCGTTCTCCCTTTTCGTACTTCAGCTGAGCCTGCTTCTGAACTCCGCCAATCGCTCCGTACGCGGTCTGATTAAAGCCTAACCGTTCCCGCTCCTCTCGTAGTCTGTCACCAATATCACTCATTTGGATACCAAAAATATTGACAGGTACTCAAACGAGTACCATCATTAGTCCACACCGTCCCACCACGAACGGCAACTTAAGCGGCACTCTCCCAAGCGCCGCCGCCCCTTGAACAGGAGCTAACCATGCAACTACGTACCCCAGCCCAGGCTCGCCAGGAGCTTCAGGACAAAGGGATTTCGATCACCCAATGGGCCATCGCTAACAAGTTCTCGCCCAACTTGGTTTTTGAAGTCTTGGGCGGCCGCAAGAAGTGCGTGCGCGGCCAGGCCCATGAGATCGCCGTCAAGCTGGGCATCAAGGCCGGTGAGATCTGCACCGATCCTGCCAATGCCTTAGCTCAATCCCGTCGCCGCGTCGCAGCGTGAGGCCTGCCATGACCACGTCACTACTGACTGACCATTTCTTGCCGGACGCTCTCGCTTCGCTGCGCGCGCAGTCAACGTTACGGCAGCGGATGCAGTTGACCGCCGCTCAGCGCGCCGAAGCGGAGCGCCTGTCCCCGTTTCTCGGCATCAGCATGCAGCAGGTTTACCGCGGTTTGCGCTCCGGCGAACTGTCTTTAACCACCAAATAACGGCCGCTGATCATGTCCGCCCATGCATCCACTTCACCCATTACCGCCGCGATCTCGCCAGGATTAGTAACGCTGGCCTTGGGCGCGGAGACGAACTGCTCCAGTTTGCCCACCAGCGCGCTCGGGTCCAGCTGGCCTGCCTGGATGGCGGCTTCCAGCAGCGCCTCAATCATCAGGTTCTGCGCGGTGATTTGCGCTTGCAGCCGGGTTTCCAGGTCCATCGTCATGGTTTGCTTCCTTTCGTGGATTATCCGCTGTTCATGCTATGCGGCGCAAACCCGTTGCACCAGCTGCAAAACGGCATTTTGTTTGGAGCGCCTGTCCTGGAGGACATTCCAATGAGCCGCCGCAACTGGAAACGCCTGCAGCCCAGCTCGCTGCGCCACGCGCTGGAGCTGTGCAAAGACTACGCGAAGGAAAAGCACAACCTGTCGGTGGAGCGCATTGCCGAGCGCATGGGCCTGACCGACCACTGGACACTCTACAAGTGGTTTCAGAGCGGCCGCATGCCGGTCTGCATGATCCGCGCCTACGAAACGGTGTGCGGCATCAACTACGCCACCCGCTGGCTGGCGGCCAGCGGCGGCTTCCTGCTGATCGACATGCCCACCGGACGCAATGCCTCGGCCGAGGACATTCAGGTGCTGCAGCAAACCCTGAACGACGCGGTCGGCCTGCTGCTGCAGTTTTATGCCGGCAAGGGCCAGGAGACCGACACCCTGGCCGCGCTGCAGCAGGGCCTGGAGGGCTTGGCCTGGCACCACCGCAACGTCGAACGGCACCTGCAGCCGGAACTGGAGCTGAACCCATGAGCGCGCAAACCAATAAAAGCTCCGAGAAGGTGCTGGACGTGCTGACGGTGCTGCTAAGCCATTTTGCCCACGGCCTGACACCGGGTGAGCTGGCCAAGGCCACCGACCTGTCGCCGTCCAGCATCACCCGCTACGTGGCCACGCTGGAAGAAGCGGGCTTCGTGGAACGCATCCCCGAAACCGGTCGCATCCGTCCCTCGGTGAAGCTGGCCCAGCACGCGGTGGCGATCCTGCGCAGCCTGGAAGCCGCCCGCAGCCGCCTGGACGAACTAACCACCCGCATCACGCTTGAACGATAAGAGGAGTTCCCCGCATGGCACGCACCAAAACCACAGAAACCCCCGCAATCGCCCCAGCCGTTGAGCTGCGCCAAGACGCAGTGGACGCCGCGAACGTGATGGCCATCGCTCAAGCGAGCTATGGCGCAGAGCGCGACCTCGTCAATCAGCTGCTTGGCCAGGCTCAGATGGCTGGAGCTTTCGAGGAGTTTTCCCGCACGGTGCGGACTTCCAAGCTCGCCTACGTCAAGGAAAACAAGCTGTATCGGACATTGGCAGGCAAGAAGGCTCCGCACGGTGCGGAAATGTTTAATGGAACATGGGAAGAGTTTTGTCACTTGCTAGGGAGGTCGGTTGACCAAGTTGACCGCGACATCGCCAACCTCCGCGCCTTCGGCGAGGAAGCCCTGGAAAGCATGTCCCGCATGGGCATCGGGTACCGGGAACTGCGCCAGTTCCGCAAGCTGCCGGAAGACCAGAAGACCGCCCTGATCGAAGTGGCCAAGGCCGGCGACAAGGAGTCGTTCGTGGAGCTGGCCGAGGAGATCATCGCCAAGCACACCAAGGAAAAAGAGGCGCTGGCGCAGCGTGTGGAAGAGGCCGAGGCGAACCTGGAGGCGCGGTCGCGAGTGCTGCAGGACAAGAGCAGCAAGATCGACCAGCTGACCGAGGAAGTGGCCAAACTCTCCAACCCGTTGAAGACGCTCCCCTGGGACAAGCGCGTGGCGCCGTTCCAGCAGGAAATCACCCAGCGGCAATCGGTGCTGGATGCCGCCATCGCCAAGCACCTGGAGGCAGTGAAAGCGCTGGATGCCTGGCTGACCGCTGAAATCACCCAGGCCCCGGACTATGACCCGGAAATGCCGGCGCCGCTGCCGCCGGAGGTGCGCGCGGTGCTGCTGCACCTGGACGACGCTGTTACCCGCACAGCCATGCTGGCGGCTGAGCTGCGCGACGAGCTGCGCCGCCGCTTCGCCGCGGACATTGAGGACGCCCGCCGGAATGTCCTGACCGAAGGCAGCGAGGCGTAAGGGAGACGGCCATGTCCATGACACCGGAAATACGCGAGGTATTGCGCGGCCTGGCAGGCAAGCTGGACGCGGCGCGGCACGGCGAGCAAACCGCGCTGGTGCAAGAGGCGGCGGGATTCCTGGGCTGGTCGCCGCAGACGGTTTACCGCCAATTGAAGCAGGCTGTGGGCTGGCAGTCCGGCCGCAAGCCCCGCGCTGACAAAGGCAGCACCGTGGTGGCAGAGGACGCCCTGGTGATGCTGGGCGCGGTGCAGCGCGAGGCCATCCGCGACAACGGCAAGCAGACGCTGTTCACCACCACGGCGCGCGGGATGCTGGAGCAGAACGGCATTGAACTGAAGGTGAGCAACAGCCAGCTGAACCGCCTGATCCGCGACCGCAAGCTGAACGTGGCCGCCCAGCGCTGCGCGGACCCGGTGCAGGCGCTGCGCGCGCCGCATCCCAACCACACCCACGAAATCGACCCGTCGCTGTGCCTGGTGTACTACCTGAAGGGGCGGCAGCACATCATGCGCGACCGCGATTTCTACAAGAACAAGCTGGAGAACTTCGCCAAGGTGAAGTTCAAGGTATGGCGCTACGTGCTGTACGACAAGGCCAGCGGCGTGATCGTGCCCTGGTACTGCGAATCGGCCGGCGAGAACCAGCACAAGTTGTTCGAGTTCCTGATGTTCGCCTGGGGCGAGCAGCCGGGCCGGCTGTTCCAGGGTCTGCCGCGCTTCCTGTTGTGGGACAAGGGCAGCGCCAACACCTCGGCCGCCATCAAGAACCTGTGCCGCGCCCTGGGCGTGGAGACGCTGGAGCATCAAGCCGGCCAAGCCCGCGTCAAGGGCGGCGTGGAAGGCGCCAACAACATCGTCGAAACCCAGTTCGAGAGCCGGTTGCGCTTTGAGCCGGTGGAGAGCATCGAACAGCTGAACCGGGCCGCCATCGCCTGGAGCCGGGCCTGGAATGCCAACCTGATTCCCGGCCAGGACAGCCGGCTGCGCCGCACCGGCTTGGCCGACGCCATTGCGCGCATCGACCTGTGGCAGTTGATCCAGCCGCAACAGCTGCTGTTGCTGCCCCCGGTGGAGGTGTGCAAAGCGTTCATGACGGCCAAGGAAGAGACCCGCAAGGTGCGCCCTGACCTGACCGTTTCGTTCAAGCATCCGCAGGCCGAACGCACCGCAGCCTACAGCCTGCGCGGCTTGGATGGGGTCAACGTGGGCGACGAAGTGCGCGTCAACGCCATGGTGTTCGGCGACTGCGCCATTCAGGTAACGGTGTCGGTCTACAACGGCGCCGACCGTGTCTACCAGGTGGAGCCGGAGCGCGGTTACGACGCCTATGGCCAGTTGCTGTCGGCTCCGATCATCGGCGAAGCATACAAGGCCATGCCGCAGACCACGATAGAGCATGCCGCCAGCGCCATGGATGGCCAGGCCTACCCAGGCATGAGCGCCGAGGAGGTCAAGGCCGCGCGGGCCAAGAAGGCGACACCGTTCGACGGTGCGCTGAACACCCACAGCTACCTGCAGGACGTCGAGTTGCCGGCCTATCTGCCGCGCCGCGGCACCGAGCACGCGCTGGCCGCGCCGGCTATCGAATACCCGCCGCTGACCCTGATTGAAGCCGCCAAACAGCTGAAGCAGCGCGTCACCGCGGCCGGCGGCGAATGGACGCAAGACCGTTTCCAATGGCTGGCCCAGCGCTATCCGGCCGGCGTACCCGAAGACCAGCTCGCCGCCATTGTGGCCGAGCTGACCAGCCCGGCAGCGGGCACCAAGACGCCGCTTCGCGTGGTGAAGTCGGCATAGAGGAGCAAGTCATGTTGAAGCTGAAGAGCGTGCTGCAAAAGGTGGGCCGTAAGCAGGCTGACCTGGCTGAGCACTTGAATGTCTCCCAGGCCACCGTGGCCCAGATCGTCAATCACGGCGAGTGGCCCAAGAGCCTGGATGAAATTGACCTGCAGAAGAGCATCCGCCGCTATCTGCAGGCGCATGGCGCCAGCGATGGGGACATCGAAGGCGTATTTGAAGAGGTGAGCGAACCGCGCGCCAACGCGGCCCGCTCGGTCTCCCAGACGAAAACCGACCAGGAATCCAACCAGGAGGAAACCATGTTACTACGCAAACAGACTTTGCTGCCCGCCACTCGCAAACATTTCAGCCTGTTCCGCGACCCGTTTGCAGATGACGCCATTCAGTCCAACGAGGACATGTTCATCAGCCCGGACATCCGCTACGTGCGGGAAGCCATGTTGCAGACGGCCAAGCACGGCGGCCTGCTGGCGGTGGTGGCGGAGTCCGGTGCCGGCAAGACCACGCTGCTGCGCGATCTGGAGGACCGCATCCTGCGCGATACCCAGCCGATCCAGATCATCAAGCCCTACGTCCTGGCGATGGAAGACAACGACCAGAAAGGCAAAACGCTCAAGTCTACCCACCTCGCCGAGGCCATCATGGCCGCCGTGGCGCCGCTGGAGAAACCCAAGAGCAGCCCCGAGGCCCGCTTCGCCCAATTGCACAAGGCTCTGCGCGAAAGCCATGCCGCCGGCTATCGCCACTGCCTGGTGATTGACGAGGCGCACTCCCTGCCCATCGCGACTCTCAAGCATTTGAAGCGCTTCTTCGAGCTGGAGCAGGGGTTCAAGAAGCTGCTGTCCATCATCTTGATTGGCCAGCCGGAGCTGAAGCTGAAACTGTCCGAGCGCGATGCGGGGGTGCGCGAGGTGGTGCAGCGCTGCGAGATGGTGGAGCTGGCGCCGCTAGAAGGCGCACGCCTGGAGGAGTACCTGAAGTTCAAGCTGGAGCGGCTGAACAAGCCGGTGGCGGAGGTGATCGACGAAGGCGGCATCCACGCGCTGCGCGCCAGGCTGACCATCAACACCAAGCGCCTGGACCGGCCGGAATCCGTATCCCTGCTGTACCCGCTGGCTATCGGCAATTTGCTGACCGCGTGCATGAACCTGGCCGCCGAGATCGGCGCCCCGTTGGTGACTGCCGACGTAGTGCGGGAGGTGTGAGATGCAAACCGCCCCGATTCAGGCCAGGCGCCCGCCGTTCAATGCCCAGATGATGGCCGGCGCGCTGAAGGTTGCCTCTGCCATAGAGGCGCTGACCCAGAACAACTTCACCGTGGTGTCGGTGGAGCTGAACACCCCGACCCGGCCGACCATCAATATCCAGACCTGCGGCAACTGCCGCCGGATGGTTGAAAACGGCGAGGCCGTGTACTTCAGCTTTGGCCGGGATACCTACTTTGGCCCGTACCGCCAGGGGCAGTTTGAGCTGGGCGGATGCCGGATTGTTTGGACGGAGATGGGGAACTGACCCCGTTACTCAAAATTCAAGGAGCCAGTCATGAACCTGAATCACGAAGTGGCCTCGTTGCAACGCATCGCGCAATACACCTCTGCAAACATCACCCGCGCCTCGGCAGCCGGCCGCAGCTTCATCGAAATCACCCGCGCCAGCCCGGCCGCCCTGGAACTGGTGGCGGATATCTACTCGGTGCGGTTCGAGCGCGAGGAACGGATCGATACCAGCGTGCCGTTTGATACGGCGGCGTGGGAGCAGGAAATGCTGGTGATGTCCGCCCCGGCCAATCGCCCGGCGTGGCGCCAGCTGTACCGAATGGCGCGGCAGATGATCAACGGCAAGCGCCAGCTGTTGCAGGCCGAGGCGGCATGCTGAAGCCAGCCGCGCCCGAGTTGGACGCTGCCACCAAGCAGCGTCTGGCCGAGGAGGTGGAGCGACTGGTGGCGATGGGCACCGACCGCAAGCAGGCCAGGCAGATCGTCTGGCTGGACTACCAGGACGAGCTGCAGCAGTACCAGGTGGCTCCCCAGGCGGAAGTCTCCACCCCGGCCGAGACGGAGACAGAGGCGCCGGCCGCCCACGCGGAGGAGATGCCCGGCCCCGAACCGCCGCCGCCGACATTGTCGCCTAGGCGATTTTGGCGGGCTGCGGATGAAGTGCCGCTGACGCCGGAATGGCTGGAAAGAAACCGGGCCGAGTTGGCCAAGGTGAAACGATTGGTAGGACTGAGGAGTGAGGAATGAACGCTATCCCCGAAGGGTACAAGCAGGACGGCAAGGGCCGGCTGGTGCCGATCAGCATCATCAAGCCGATAGACATCGCCCGCGACGAGTTTGTCGCCGAGGCGCTGCAGAAGGCTGTGGCCATGCAAGACCAACTGGCCCAATTCAAGGCCGGCTTGTTCGCCGACATTGAGGCGTTTGTCAGCCTGTCGGCAGAGCGCTACCAGGCCGATGTCGGCGGGCAAAAGGGCAATGTCACCCTGACCAGCTTTGACGGCAATACTCGCGTGCTGCGGGCCATCGCCGACACGCTGACATTTGATGAAGGCCTGCAGGCGGCCAAGGCGCTGATTGATGAATGCGTGCACGAATGGACCGAGGACGCGCGCCCGGAGGTGAAGGCGCTGATTGCCGACGCCTTTCAGACCGACAAGGCCGGCAACATCTCGACTGGCCGAGTGCTGGGTTTGCGACGGCTCGACATCCAGGACGAGAAGTGGCAGCGCGCGATGCGGGCGCTATCCGAATCGGTTCGGGTGCAGTGCTCCAAGGCCTATGTCCGCATCGAACGGCGCAGCGAAGGCACTGGCAAGTTCGAAGCGGTACGGCTGGATTTGGCGGGGGTGTGAGATGCACACGGGAGAGACCGCAAGCGATGTGCCAGCGAATTAAACACTACGCCGTTTTGACAATTTCTTTAACCAGCAAGGAGCAAACCATGACCAAGCAAGACCTGATCAAACACCTGGCCGCCCACGCGGATGTCACCAACAAGCAAGCCGAAGCCATTCTCAACGCACTGACTACCGCGGTGCTGGATACCGTGCGTGCGGGGGGTGAACTGGCGATTTCTGACCTCGGCAAGTTTGGCACCACCCAGCGTGCAGCCAAAACCGGCCGCAATCCGAAAACTGGCGAAGCCATCCAGATCGCCGCCAAGCGTGCGCCCAAGTTCTCCCCGGCCAAGGCGTTGAAGGACGCCGCCGCATAAAGCGAAACCGCGCACATAGAAATATGTGTGCGGTCTGCCCGGCGTGGTTGCCGGGTACTGATGAGCAGCCAACGATGAACGCAAAGACTCAAGACCGACAGCGACTGATCCGCCTGATCCACGTGGCCAAGCGCGAGCTGGCCCTGGATGACGACAGCTACCGCGCCATTCTCCAGCGGATTGGAAAGCAGGTATCCGCGGCTGACCTGACTGTTCCAGAGCTGAACCAGGTGCTGGAATACCTGAAGCGCAACGGATTCAAGGTGCGTTCCAAAGCGCGGCAGGCCGCTCAGTCGCGCCCCCTGGCCCAGGACGAGCAGCATAAGAAGATACGCGCGCTGTGGCTGTTTCTACATCAGATCGGCGTGGTCAAGAACCCAGCCGAGAGCGCGCTGGCCGCGTATGTAAAGCGGATTACCGGGCGCGATGCCATGCAGTGGCTGGCCGGAGATCAACTGGAGCAGGTGATCGAATCATTGAAGAAGTGGGCGATGCGTTCGCTGCCCGATTTGGTACAGAAGCTGGCGGCCGAGGTGCAACACCTTCCGCTGACGGCTACGCAGTGCAACGAGCTAAACCAGCGGATGGCTAAGGCCATGGCGCGCAAGACGTTCGAGCCAATGTTGAGCGCCTGGGAGGGTCTGACCGCCACCCTCAAGGCGAAGGAGGAAGCATGAAGCCCATCCATACCCGCAGCAAAGGCCCGGAGCTGCTGTCCGATCTGGCCGACCACATCGCCGAGGCTCTGCAGGAGCTGGCCAGCATTGAACGGGAAATCGGTGAGCAATTGGGCAGCGAGATCGCCAATCGAATGGCGGCGCACTGGGGTGGACAGAACATCTACTTTCCGATGGGGCTGTCGGTCAGGTTGTCGAAGCGGGACCGGAAGATATTCGAGGAGTTCACCGGAGACAACCACGGCGACCTGGCACGCAAGTACGGTGTCAGCCTGCAGTGGATTTACAAGATCGTGAAGGCCGTCCGGCGCGAGGAAATAGAGAGCCGCCAGGGCGACATGTTCGGCTGAAAGTGGTGGGCCGACCGGCTCACCACCCTTTGCAATACGTGAAATAGATTTTCAGACCGCCGTCCATCATCTTCCCATATCATCCCAGCTGTTCCCGATTATCACGTTACTACCAGGTGGGTTTATCCCTCACCCCTTCAAGAACGGCGCGGCGTAAGCGGCCGCCAGCAGCCTGTCGACGGCGGCGTCGCGCGAGCCGGCGGCGGGCCGGCAGTTCAGCAGCGCCGGGAGGTAGGGCGGGCTGCACAGAAAGGATCGCGCCGGCGGCGGATAAAATACGCCGGCTATCCTGCGGCAATAGCGCAGGCCGCGGATGGCGCAGTACGGGTGCCAGAAACCCACGATGTCGAGGTCGGGCCGGCCGGCGTACAGTTGGCCGAAATCCAGCGAACGGGTGGGCGAGCACAGCCAGCTTGGGCCGCAGGGCGCCACGTTGTCGAAGCGCTTACCGGTGAGCATGGCGGGGATGGCATTGATGGTATCGGCGCCGGCGGCGGGCACGACGACGCTGGCCCAGCGCAATTGGCGGTCTTGCGCGGCCTTGAGCAGCGGCGCGGTGAACTCGGGTCCGGTTTCGTCCAGCAGAATCGCCAGGGTGTTGCGGCTGGGCGAGGCCTGGGCGTAAGGGCTGCCCAGCGAAAACACCGGGTAAGCGCCGGCCTGATTGCTCATCCGCAGCGCATAGGGGGTAAGCGCGAACAGCGTGGCGGCCGCGATGACGCCATGTGCCAGCTTGCGCCAGAATGCGTCGGCCAGCCGCGCCGCCGCCAGCCAACTGGCGGCGCAAAGCAGGAAAATGACCGTCCGGGCGGCGTAGGGCGGCAAGGCCGGGGCGGCGGGCAGCAGGCCGCGGACAAACTTGTGAAGCAGGTAGAGAGCGGTGAGCAGCAGCAGCGCGCACAGCAACTGGCGGCCGCGCGCGCCCAGCGCGGCTGCCATGCCGGCGAGCAGGACAGCCGCCAGCGCCGGCAGCAGCAGGTAAGCGGCGGTTTCGGCGACGCTGTAGCCGCCATGGTAGCGCGCTGCGGCCTGCCAGGCCGGCAGCCAGCAGACGGTGGCGCCCAGCGCGATGGCGAGCGCTAGGACCCAGCTGTCGGCGCGGCGGCTCAT